TAGAGTAGGTGTTATACCTAATGCGGATTTAAATGAGTATCAAATAACTTTGCAAATTAATATTCCTTCTTTAAATGTGTATGGTATATCACTAAGATCAACATTAAATAACAACGGATATTTTATATTTTAATTATGGCTAAATCAAATAAAGATAACGAATTTCTAGAGTTTAACTTACCTCAAAACGCATATGTTGCTTTTGATGCTGTAAGTCTAAAAGATTATATAGTTAATAGACTTAATACAAATGAAAAGTTTACTGATCAAAATTATGATGGTAGTAATTTAGCTGCTGTAATAGATATTATTGCATATTCATATCATGTTTTGTTATTTTATTTAAACCAGACAGCCTCTGAAGTTAATTTTAATCAAGCTTCTATTTATGAAAATATGAACAAGATAGTTAAGCTGATTGGTTATAAACCTTCTGGTAAACAAACATCTATAGTTCCTATTAATGCAGTTGGTTCAGCTGACATGGCTATAGGTAGTTATACCATAAGAAAAAATTCTTACTTTTTAGCTGATGGAATTCAATACAATTTTATAGATGATTATTCTTTTAATAAAACAACTACTGGATCAGAAACTATAAAAACATTAAACGATACAGTAGTTTTATATCAGGGTACTGTAAAAGAATATCCTGATTATATAGCTCAAGGAGAAGAGTTTGAGCTTTTACCTATAGTTGTAAAAAATGTAGTAGATACCAATACTGATAAGTTTATAGCAGATAATACTATAGATGTATATGTAAAAGAAGCAGGTAACAGTACATACTATCTTTATAAAGAAGTTGATAGTTTATATCTTTCTAATTCTACAGAAAGGGTATATGAAAAGAGGCTAAATGAAAATGGATTTTATGAAATTAAATTTGGAAGCGGTGTTTTTGGTAAAAAGCTAGCTGCAGGTGATATAGTTTCAGTAAATTATCTTCAATCAGATAATGCTCAAGGAATAATTAGTAAAAATGTAATAAATGGAAATAAAATATTCATTTATGATTCACTAAGACAAAGAAGTATTTTTCAAGATACATTTGCTAATAAAGATGAAACAACATTTATCGATAATACTAATAGTTCACTCTTAACTATAAATAACCCTCAAGCTTCTACTTCTCTTTCAGATGAAGAGACAGTAGATGAAATACGTAAAAATGCTCCTAAAGCATTTGCTTCTCAATTAAGATTAGTAACTGAGTCTGATTATGAGTCTTTTATAGAGAAAAATTTAGCTAATGTTACTAATAGTGTAAAAGTTGTAAATAACGATTCATACATAAATGAATATATAAAATATTTTTATGATATATGTATTGATCCAAATAAAGTAAATAGAGTTTTAATAAATCAAATTAATTTTGCTGATTCATGTGATTTTAATAATATTAATGTTTTTTGTGCTCCATCATTTACTATTACAGAGGATAAAGCATTTCCCCCATATCTCTCTGAATCATTTAAAAATTTATTAGTCGAAACTTGTAAGGATAGAAAGATGGTCTCAAATACGGTAGTTCCTCGTGATCCGATTTACATGGCTTACGG